AAATATCTTGTGACGTAAACGATGGAAGCACAACCGGAACAGCTGAAGTAGCGCACATGGTTGTAAACGATATTCGCTTTGATGACGATGGAAGCTTTTCTACAGTATCGCTTCGCATAGTAGACCCTTTCATTTACGCAGGGCGTGACGCAGTAGAAGAGATAGATGTAACATCTCTTGCATACGGTTTCCTATATGACATTTCAGAAGATTTAATAAATGCGACAACTGGGTTCGGTGAAGTATCTGCTGTTACGTTCCCAAAGTTCGGAGCGACAAACGCAACCGTCTGCTCGATAAACACAACGACTGTAGAACCACCAGAATCAACAGCTTATACTTCTAGTAACGCACCAGGTTACGGGGGCATCATAGATGAGTTTGAATCAGGGACAGCAAAGGACCATATTAATCAGCAAATACTTCCTTCTGGTCCAGCAATCATTTACCCAACGACAGCGGACTACTCAGGTGGTGATGCTAAGTGGACATTAAACGCACAGTATGTAAACCGGCTTCTGACCAAAGGCGAAGTATCAAGTACTGAACATTACCGATTGTTTGAATTTACTGAAACGGATACCGCTGACAAACAAGTATTCCAAAACGTATCCGTACAATTTAACTCCGTTGATGTCGTGAATGAAGCGCAAATACAAGCTGTCTATCCGGTAGGGAGTGAAGGACCAAATACTTCTCAGAACGCAACAAGTCAATCTACTGTAGGTATCAGAGCTATTACCTATGACAAATTAATAGTGTACAATTTTGGTGGCGCTACACAAGCAGATAAAGCTTTTATCGGTGACTTTTGGGTAAACCGTTATGCAGAAATAGACTTTACCCCCCAACAACTAACTACCCATTTAGAAGGCATGAATCCGAACATTGACTCATCAAGCAGGCAAACATACATAGACTTTTTAGATTGCCGAACCGGTATCTGGAACCCAGCAAAGATTACGTTTACACCTACCGGAGCCGGGAGCAGTCAAACACATTTAAGCGTGATTACAGGGCGTGCAATTAACGCTACTCCAGACAAAACAACCATTACAGTATTCTTTGTAGATGGAGTCGATAACCAGAGCTTTGAACTTGATGAGACGAACATTGGAATACTAGATACGAATAGAATAGGATAAGAGTATGCCAACGAACCCATTTGATTTCTCAACAGGAGCAGTCCTGACCGCTGCGCAATTAAACGCTATAGGTGACCATGACACATCGGGAACGCCTAGTTGGAACGCAGGCATTAGCGCAGGTAACGCAACCCAACGTTTAGCGTGGGCGCAAATAAATGAGGTCGTTCATTTTGAATTAGAGTTTGAAGCAGGAAGTTCCACAACATACAGCTCATCAGCTTTTAATTTCCATCCAGTGAACTCAGGGATGCCAGCCGTAGACTCTGAACTCTTTTATTATGTCATTGGTGGTGGTTGGTGCAGACCAGGTGGGGCATCAATATATGCTTTACAAACATTGGTTATAGGTGGAAACATTTATGCTTACTCACTCACAACTTCAGCAACCAGAGCAAGCGTAACAAGTATTAAGAGTACAGAGCCGGTTAGTTGGACAACATCAGGCAATTTCTATATAGCTGGAGAATATAAAACAACATGATCATAGATTTAGAATCCCACTTGGCGCCAGAAGGTAATGAAAATAATTATTACATTGAAGTCATGCGTATCCGCCGTGATGAGTTACTGTATGTGTCAGATTGGACACAAATGGCTGACAGCTCTTTATCGACTCAGAAGAAGACTGAATGGGCAACTTATCGACAAGCCTTAAGAGATTTCCCGGCGTCATGGACACCATCAGAAACTGCCGATTTCCCTGACCAACCTACATAATTAAGGTAACATAGTGGTATGACAATTCCTACCGTTGGCTCATGGGTTCGGCTAAACGAAATACACCCTGTAATGAAAGCTAGACTTTCAGCGTTCTTTGCTGACTCCCGGATAAAGGGAAAGGTTAAAGTTAGTTCTGGAGTAAGGACATATTCGCAACAGAAGGAGCTTTACAGAAGGTATAAGGCTGGGACAGGAAATTTAGCTGCGAATCCAGACAGAGTATTCGGAGGCGGATTCCAAGGTTCATGGCACATGCAACAGCCGAAACACCCAGAAGGTGCATACGGTTTCGCAGTAGACTTTCGCAACGTTGGTGGTTTATCGACTACCTTTATTAACCAGGTAGCTTCTGATTACGGATTAGTAAAGACCGTACCTTCGGAATGGTGGCACCATCAAGCCTATGGTTACCGTAGTGACACGAAGAAATATGGTTGGTATGACGCACCGGCAATGTCGGAAGATAAAGAGAAGTCAGCGAACCTGCTTGCTGTAACTGAGCAAATGGAAGCGCCAGCTAAGATTCAGAAAGCATTTGCAATCGTACTCAGAAAGGGTTCCAAAGGGCAAGGCGTTGAATTATTGCAAACACTTCTGTCCGGCAAAGGATATGCGTTATCAAAGTATCCAGCACGGAACACTGGAATAGATGGACATTTTGGTGGTTACACTAATCGAGCAGTCCGAGCTTTCCAAAAAGCTGAAGGGCTAGTCGTAGATGGAATTGTTGGACCTAATACATGGAAGGCATTAATGAAATGATTGACTATAAAGACCTTGGCGAACGATGCCTAAGTACTTTCTTGCAAGCTACAGTAGCAACACTTTCTGCGGACCAGGTTCTAGATATGGGTGTAAACGATTGGAAGCTATTGCTTGCATCTGGATTCGCTGGCGTATTGTCCGTTATCAAAGGTTCATGTGCATCTATCTTTGGTAAGAACAATTCGTGTTCAGTCCTCCGGGACAAGACAGCACCGGAATCAGACCTAAACGAAATGATTGGAGAATAATATATGACCATTAACCCACCACTATCGCTTACAAATAATGCTGACTCAAGAGCAGTCCGTGTATTACAAGACTTGCTGATACAGAACGGACAACCAGTAAAAATAGATGGAAGGTTCGCTATCGGAACGCAACGTGCGTTAGGTGCATTCCAAGCTCAGAAAGGGCTTAACCCTACTGGATACGCTGATGATGCAACTTGGGAAGCGCTTCGAGAAACAGTCGAGAAGCCTGCTAAGAAAAAAGCACCGGCTAAAAAAGCGACCACTAAAAAAGCGCCAGCAAAGAAGAAAGCGCCAGCAAAAAAATCCAAATAGAATCCCCTGATGACAGCTGGAAGCTCAAGGCTCTTTGTCGTGGGCTTCCAGTAAAACTATTCTTCCCATCAGTTGCGGAACGTCGAACAAGTACTGCACAGCGAATGTGCCGTTCATGTCCGGTCCAACCCCAATGCCTAAACTACGCTATCCAGAATAAGATTGAGTTTGGCATCTGGGGTGGAACCAGAGAACGTGAACGCCGTAACTTCTATTAAAGCTCTGTAACTGGTTTCTGAGGCATCTGCATTCGGATACCCATTCGCTTTGAAGTAGTTTCCGTGTACTCATCTGGGTCAATACCGTATTTCTCAATGAGCGGAGTAGTGCGCCAATACGAAACGTATGCACATTCTTCTATGACCCGGCGTACTGCTTGCCCTTCGCTTTCAAGGACTTCACCTGTTTCTTTATCTATCATGCGTGCATCTCTTGCCCTTGCCGTAAGCACATTCCACATTGACTCATGATCCCAACGCTTATTGCTTGACCAAGTCTTCTCGACTACGCCAAAGGTTGGCAATGCTACTTTCTTCATGGGCATGATGTCGTGAATCTCACCTATAAGATCACGTTCATATTCACGCCATTCTTTTATCTTAAGACGAATGTCTTCTAGTTCTGCTAAACGGCGTAGAAGGTTTTCGTATTCCTCACCTTCCATGCCGTCTGGCTTATGCTTGTAATTCTTTTCTGTACTTGTCAATTTCTTTCCAATCTGTATTGAAATGTAAACCAAGATGTTCCGCAATGTCTTTCTGAGAAACACCAGCAATGTATGCCTCATATATTCTTTCCCGGCGTAGGGCAGAGAGTCTATTCACCTCTTCCTGGTGCTCAGCGATCTGCTCAGTGACTACTCTTGCAACCATTAACCGGTCTTCTAGTTTAAGTCTTAGCATGTTATCTTCACCTCCTTCTATAGTTCCCATGTTTCACCCGTTTCAAGGTTCTTAACTTTGAAACACTCGGCTTCCATCAAGTCGCCTTCTGTCCTAAGGTCGTGTATCTCATGACAAATCTCATGATAAGCCTCTGACAGATCTGTTCCGTCTGGAACCTCTGCTCCGTGCTCTGTTTCTACACGCCACGCTACGCTAACTTTTATGCGCATAATTTCCTTTCTTTATTCTGCTACTTTTGTATAGGTAGCACTTTCATCATTGTAAGCACCGCCTTGATACCGTTTGGTAATTGCTATGCTTGCAAGGTGTACACCTGATGGTTCTAGGCATGGTACGAGATGCTCTTCAATTAATTGAGTGCCATCGTATAGCCATTCCGTAAACAGTTCCTCAGATTCACTTTCCGTCATTTCGCCTTCACTGAATTGTGGTAAATTCTCTGTGTCAAAATAGACTTCGTAAGTTCCGGTAATTTTGTATTTCATTTCACCTCCTGCCTCTGCTCGACGTTATACATATATTCCTTTCCTATTGTCTGGTCCACTTAGAACCTTGATCGCTTCTGACTGGAACCATGTAACAAATTGGTTCCGCATCTATTTCTTCTTGAGTTAGTTCTTTGACTTTAAGAATTTTACGTTCTGAGAAACCGTCACGCAGAAACTCAATCGCTTTCGCTTCTGTCACAAAGAAACCGATATCTTCCGTGCGAACTTCTCCGTCTTGGTGAAGTGGGTGACCGTTCTCTTCAAACGTAATCCTGTGTATCTTCTCTTTCATTTCACCTCCTACCTCTGCTCGACGTTATCCATTCACTTAGCCTTAGCCGTGATTTCTTTTGTATTCTTCTTCTTGGTGTTGTATCCAGATTTCACGTTGTCCTTCTTCAATGGCTTGATGAAGTTCGTATACCGTTAGCTCTTTTATTGCTTCGGCTCCTTCTTCATTTATTTCTCCTCTATTTACCGAACCTTCAATGTAGGCATTGAGTAGTTTGGTTGATAGCAATAAAGCCTTCCGAGAAATCGGCGCTTTTAGCTGGGTGTAATCTATACGACTAGCTGTCATTTTTTCCTCCTTGTAGGGTAGATTATCCATATTACAGTATATCTCCGTAGTGGGAGAATGTCTAGGAATAGCCTGAAATTATTAACCCGATCTCCATAGCTTTAGCAACATTATCGTGTGCCCAACGATGACATACCCGACAAATAGCAACGCTGTTAGCAACGTCGAGAATGCTTCCGCCTTGCGAACGCAGATGTGGTTCATGTAACTCAGTAGCTCTGCCTAAACATTGATCGTATCCAGGTTCAATGAACACGATGTTCGCTTCGCACCAGTGCCGATCAGCTAGTTGTTCTGCTACAAACTTTCTGCGCTCACGGTTTAACTTTGCTTGCCGGGAGCTTACCTTGCGTATCGGTGTTCGTTTCATTATCCGTTTACTCCGTAATAGATTCGTGCAATGGACCAGCAGAAGTCACGGCTTCCGTATTGCTCAGCATATTCCATGTATTCATCCCAATCTCCTTTTGCTACTGTGTCATGGTTCTCACAGTAAATATCTGAACAGTAGCCTTTGTTCACCCCCTCAGCGAGCCATGACCAGAAGTCTTTCTCAGTCGGGTTCTTTGTTGGTTTCCTAACTTTGCCTGCCATTATTTATCCTTTCTATTAATTGATATAACGCACAACTTGCTTGTAATGGAACAACGCCATTGCCAAGCATTCCAAGACACGCTGTCTTTGTAAGTCCTAGTTTTTCTGAGCAGACCCAACCGTATGGCAAGCCCATCATAAATTCTACAAACCAAGGGTTAATCCGGTTTCCGACTCTGGGTTCTGGGCAGACTCTTCCGGTAATGGTCTCCCATCTTCTAACAGAGCTTTCGTACTTCTTAAATTCTCCAGAAAGGCAAGGTCGTTTAAGGTCGTTCCTAACTTTCCGGTTGAGCCTTCCTTTCTCCCGGTTCCAGTCGCCATGCCGGAGGTTAAACTCCTTCCCTGCTCGACGGTGGGGGTTGGTAGCAACGCAAAACCATCTGACTCTTTTATGGGGTGCTCCAACGGCGCTTGCTGGTAAAGTCCCCCATTCCCATCGGCTGAAACCGCTTCGTGCCATTGATTCACAGACTCTGGAAATAGCGTTCCCACCATTAGCGGACAATATTCCTCTGACGTTTTCAAGGATAAGCCATTCTGCTTTCGCAGAGCTAGCAACTCTGCAAACATCGTCAATGAGCCATCTTTCATCTTCTGTTCCCTTTCTGTCGCCTGCTTGCGAAAAAGGTTGGCAAGGAAAGCCTGCCGTTACCACATCACATTCAGGTACTTCTATTTCAAATAAACGATCTTCCGTTGTCGCCAAGTCCCGGACATCACCAAGATTCGGAACCGCGTAACGATACTCCAGAAGCCGATTAGCGGATTCGTCAATCTCTGCCACCCACGTTGTCTCGACATTAGCAATCTTTGACAAACCCATTTCCAGACCGCCGTATCCGGCACACAAAGCCCCTACTGACAAACCCAATGTTGCCAACCCCCTGCCGTATGCGCATATATTAACCATGCACTTGTGTAAATGTTTGCGACTCCATCAAACGGACTAGCGCCTTCAAAGCCTGCCATCTTCGCACGCCAAGGAAAATAGTTATCTAAATGTTGCATCAGACCACTAGCGCCACTCGCCTGGTTATAGGCTTCAGGGTCGCCACCGCTTTCGCATCTCATTATCCGTAGAAACTTTGGCACATCAGTTGCTGAACCACCGTAAGCCAGAATCGCTTCTAAAACTGTTGAACGCCATTGCTCGACTGCTGGACCGAAGTCACGATCTTGCACAATGTATTCATGAATCGTTACTCTTATTCCTCGTTCCATAGCTCGTTGGCGGTGCGCTCTGTTTGTTTGAGGTCCATAGATGCCGTCTTGCTCTAGATCAAGCCAAAACTGTAACAACTCTACAACTTCTGAGTTCTCAAACATTTCGTAATCATAAGCGTATGTCCAATTTTCTAACATGCCCCAATCTACAAAAGGTGGGTAGTTGTTATGGTCCGCTTTTGCTAATCCTGGTGAAACAGCTACTAACCCAATTAATAAAAAGATGGTTATTATTTGGGCTACCCTAACCTTAGCTAAACCTTGTTTTTTCGCTCTATGAGGCTCTATGACCGATCTAAAAGGGGTGAAATACGGCATTATTCCCATAAAGCCCCCTGTATCGGCTCATTCTGGACTTGTTCAAATATCTGATAACCGAGTGCAGGGTGTACACAATTACGCAGAACTTGAACGGGGTCATGGTTACCATCGTAATAAATGTTACCTTCGTAGCGGATTCCAAGCCATTCCATTAGTTTGTCTCTCCCGGCAGTCGTAGAATCGCCAATAAAGTTATCTGGCTGTTTAACCTCTTGCGCTTCAAACCGGAAATTCGCCCAGAACAAATGCCTGCCAACTTTCTTATACGGAGGAATCAAAGGTTCATAGTATGGCACAACATTCTCAACTACCCATTTGCCTTTGTAAAAGTTCGTTAGATAAATGACTTGCTGATAAAGGTCCATTGCTGGATAACGAGGCTTTCTATTGTTACCACCTTTAATCATTTTTGAATGACTCTGACACGGCGGGGAACTCCAAATAAAATCGTAAAGGTGTCCATAGTCGAGCAGGTATTGGTGCGCATCTCCGACAATGACTTTATCCGCCGGGAATAATCCTTGATACACCTCTGCTATCTTAGGATTATTTTCAACAGCAGTTACTTCACAGTTAGCCCAGAACTTACGGTTACCACCTAGTCCTGCATAAAGATTTAGTACTTTCATTCCTCTACCCAACCTTCCCCTTCTATGTAAATAAATCCGT